CACCGCCGCCCCGCCGAGCGCCACAGCCGTGCCGGAACCGGATAAGGGTTCAGACATACTTTTTTCTCCTGTAAATAAAAAAGGGCCACCAGCGGCCCGTAAAAAACACCCCGTCAAAAGCACCGGCATCCGCAGATGCCCTTTGCGTGGCGTTATTTGATGCGCACCAGATGTGGCGCAAAGAAATGAAATAAGACTTATCGGAAATTAAGGTTAATTTGAGGATTTAAACCACTTCTGAAGCTTAGTAGTATGAACATGTCCCCGGAAGGGGGCCAATACTTATTATTCTTCATGGACTTTGTCCCGCGGTCTTAATCCGACGACCGCGCTACTTTTCACCCTCTCGCAAATTGCTATCCAAAGGACGTTGTCCCACGAGTATTCCTGGATGCTCGTGTCTTTTTTTGTCCTGAGAAAGGAATAAAAAAAACCGCCAGATATGGCGGTTGGTCAATGCAAGGGATGAATTTTTTAATTGTTATTAAACCGAGGCGTCGGGTGCCTCCCGAAGTATTCCGTGCTGTATGGATACTGTGGTTTCCCGCTAAACCGACTCTTTAAACCACCCTCGCACTGAGGAGCGCCTCTATGGTGCGATTTACAACACCAGAATGATGCATCACCGACCCTGCCAGGAAATACAAAATCTCCACCGATAATGCACCATTCTGCTGCCGTAAAAAAATCAGCACTGAGGCTACACCCGGCCTCAAATCATAGCCAGAGAACAGAATGCTTTTTCAAAACAACCTGCTCCCACGTAATAAAAAATACGCCAGTGCCGCAATACAATAAGGCTTGTTTCAAATGCTGGAGCGGGTAGCGGGAATCGAACCCGCATCATCAGCTTGGAAGGCTGAGGTAATAGCCATTATACGATACCCGCATATGGTGCCGACTACCGGAATCGAACTGGTGACCTACTGATTACAAGTCAGTTGCTCTACCTACTGAGCTAAGTCGGCATTGGTTCTTCAGGGGAGCGATATCACCGAGCAAAGAAGAGTTCCCCCTCAGAACCGTTTTCGATGATACGATTTAATATTCCAATCGCAACAACACTTTGCGTCAAGTTATGTAAATTTATTTATATGTTTTTATTTTATGTGAATAATTCACTTTCACTTAAAATATACATGACAATATATAAACAAATTTATTTTGAAGGAGATTATTAAATGTCGTTTCTTATATAACACCGCAGAAACAACAAAACCCGCTCGATGGCGGGTTCTATTAAAGTTCAATTGCGCTTGATTCGCCTCGCGATACAGCTTTGCGAAGCGTACCAAAATTGAAGCAGTTTGTGGCTCATTTTGCAATGATTTTTTAAGCATAATCGAACGCTTCTCTCATAGGTGAATACAAAATGAACTCAGCAACACGCAACCACTGCTCAACACGACGTCGGCATGTAATCAACGCCCACTCTGGGTACTGTTCGTTTAATAACTCTGCCATCCTTCTCTTACTCATCCCTCGCCCCACATAACGCTGACTCAGGACATTTAGTAGTCCTGGATGATCCGCCAGAACTTCACCTATAACACTATCAATTTTTAGTGCCTCTGCATCAGTGCAGTGAGTTAACCAGCTTTTTTGCTTTCCTTCGATCATCTCACGCAAAAATGCTTCCAACTCTGGTTTATCAATTCCCGCTTTTTTCAATCTGCGCAGGGCTTCATTGATGGCTGTTTTTGTCATTTTTTGGGATGCCAGCAACTGGTTAAACATATTCCCTGACCTGCCGCCGCCAATATACGACCAGCGCCCCCACATACGTAGTTTTCCCTGAATCCAGACACTTTCCAGCGTGGTGAGACGAAGGTGTTCTCCGCTTTTTCCTGTATTCGTTGGGTAAATCATAAATATCCCTCCTTTCTCCAGATTTCTTGTGTGCGAAAAACACCTTCTGCATGCATCAGGCGTAATTCTTCTTTGGTGTAATCGCTGGTTTTTACCCGCCCGTCGATTAAATCGTGGCACGAGCTACAGGCAATCGCTGCCTGCATATTGTGTGGCTTTATCGCTGTTCCGCACGTTCCCGCCAGTCGGTAATGCGCCAGCACAGACGTTTCCGGATCGTGATTGCAGTAGCCAGGAATTCTGACGGTGCACATCTGCCCCCGCGTCGCTTTACGTAAGTCCACCATTACGCAAACTCCAGCAGCTGCGCGGCCACATTTTCGACTTGTTCCGGAGAGGAAAATTTACGGAACAGAATCCAGTTCCACAGCACATTCAGTACAGATTTATAAACCTGCTGAAACACGGTTTCGTCCATATTCGCAAACGCGATAGATTTCGCCCGACGCCCACGGCTACCATCAGGATAAAGATGCTCGGTGTAAAATCCGGCCTGAATGGTTACCCACTCGCGGAAAGCCTCAAACGATTTTAGCAATGCCGTATCCCGGGTTCTGCGTGTCGCAACTGTATTTAGATATTGCTCTGCGGCATCACTCAGGGCTGGTGTGTGTTCCCGACCAACTGATTCGCACAGGTAATCCACGAAACCAGACAGCAGTTCTCGTTCGCGAGGCGTGATCGCCCCACCGACCGGAGTCCAGTAATCGAATCCCAGTTGCAGGAGTTTGAAAAAACGCTTGTGGAATGCGTAGTTACGCACACGCTTAAAGTCTGCGTGTATCCACTCACCTATTTTGATTTGATGCAGAAAATCGCAACTCTCCGGCGTCGCCGGGAGAAGTAAACCAGAAGAGGTTTGTTTGACCAGTTGTATATGCGCCATTTCTCAATCTCTCGATGGCGCAGTGCAGCAGATGCCAGTTGTTCAGGCTGACGTATAAAGTATAAATAAACTGATTCCAGTGTAAAGCCCCCACATTGATGGAATAAAAACCAAACAACAAATTGCTGGGATAAAAACAACGCTTATTATTAAAAGCGGTTAAACAAATTAAATTTTAATGTTATGCAAATCTGCCAGATCACCATAATATCTCATTTGAAAACCGCTGAAATAACAACCCTATCAGGATTAATCATATTAAGGTGAGTAAATATGGAAAACAACAAATCTGCACATTACGTTCCTTTTTTATCTGTAATACTTTTTGTTTTATGCTGTGCGTGGGCATTATTTTTATAAAAATATTCACAGATAAAATATACCCGCCGAAGCGGGTTTAGTGCGGGTGCGTTGAGGATGCCTGATAAAGCTTACATCAGGCCGATTTCACTGATTTCAGACCTTATTCCACCAAGCGGAAATGCCTAGCAAAATTTGACTTCATATCCGCAACAGGCTTTAACGCATCGTGTAGCCCCCGGGAAAACCACAGATGCTCTCGAATCCCCAGCTTAATTAATTTACCCAGCGAATCATTACATGCTATAAAATCCCTTTTAAAATCATTAATTCCGGATGTTTTCCTTCCGCAAAAACAATAAATCAACTGAGGAATGGATTTATTGCAGCACCAGCTCAATTCTTCTTCAAAATTACTTGTTTGCTGAAACAAATATATCCGATGCCCTCTGGAACGTAAAAATTTCACGTTTTCTATAAATCTTGCCGATTGCTCAACCTGATCTGAATCAAACACAACAAATATATCACTACCCTTTGGTATTGCCATCGCATACCTATGTATCCGATCCTGCCAGAAATTCTTCTTAACAACATCCTTCACAGCAATAATCTTATCTCTCTTCATTTTTTTGAACAGAGATAATTCTGTTTCACCTTCAACGAAAACGATTGTAACTGTTGCTCTTGCTGCCATTTTAAAGCAACTCCGAAACTAAAGACATATCAGGCATAACGCCAAAGATATCCCGTGCAACTGCACTTCGTATACTCCTGTCGTTTTTTTTCAGGAGTGAGCCTGCTTCAATGAACTCAGTGCAATCATTATCCTTTTTGAGAAAAATGAACGAATGAACAGGCAAGTCAAGCTCAAAAATATCCATATTATGTGTGGTGTAGAAAAACTGAGTGTTTTCCTTAAGCCTAGAAATAATCAGCGTAACGATTATCCGCTCCAGTTCTGAATGAGAGTAGGCTAACTTCTCATCAAGGTAATAGGTCATTGACGGAATGTTGGAGCACACACCAAGTTCTTCACAATCAGAGATTATCGCACTGACAAAATGAGCTATTGTGACAGCATCGAAGGTGCCCCGTGACATACGATCTGAGTTCGTTATGTCGCCTTTACTTGTTACGATTGAATAATCCTTGTTTTTAAACCTTATCAAATAAACCTTGGTGGGATTTTTGCCTTCCGACTCAGGTTCAGTCATCTCAACGACGCCAACAATACTTGAATCAAAAGTGCGAATTATTCTTTCAAGAATATCTTTATTCATTCTTGAAATTTCAGCTGTACTTTCTTGAATCCCTGACAACTGGTAATACCACCCCCCCGAAAAAATAACGCTCTTGAAGGGTTCGAGAGTAACAGTATTACCATCAGAATAACTCTCATGAAAATAATATTCAGCAGAGGTTGGAGCCCCCGCAGAAAATAGTTTGTTTAGCTTTTCTGTTGTTTTAAAACAGGAGTCATTTATGTTTATTTTCACATAACCATATTTCACTTCTTTAACAAAAAGTGCACCTGTTTCATTTGCAGCAAAGCGAACATACAACCTGTGATGCAAGAAGTTCTCTGTCGCAAAATCCACTTCAAAGGAGGCATCCTGATCCCTGTGGTTAAGTCGCAGACTGGAGCGCAGCTCTTTGGTTCTGATAAAAACCTGAATCCCACACAATATTCTGCCCAGAGAGGTTTTCCCGGAAGCGTTCCCTCCAGTAATGATACAGACTTTCTTATAATAAAATTTAGGTCTGCCCGCCAGATGCTCACCCTCAAGCGGTATATTCACCTGCTTCTTGGGGTATGAAAGATTCAGTTCTGCGTTGCAGAATGCATACAGATTTACAAGTTTTATGCGCGTGAAAATCATTTTTTCTTCCATGTTTTGGAACTAATGTTGAGTATTATCCAGAAAATCAATAACGTCAACAAAATTTACCGGGGACTTACCCCCGATCCTGTTTGGCTCGGAAATTTATCCCCAGCGGCAAATCGAATACACCACCAGCGCCACCGCCATCGCAATTCCTACCGTGGTGAATGCCTCAGGCCAAGTCATTGATTCACCTCCTGCGGTGGTTCCGGTAGCGGCATCCAGTGTGATGGTATCCACGACGCACTAGGTATTACCCACCCATCATTAGCGTCAGGATGCCCCGGGATGTAAGTCGCCCATTTCATTCTCCAGTCACCTTTCCTGTCAAACTCCCTGGCAACAAGAACGGCTGTTTTGCTATCTGGCATTCGCTCACTACAGCTTATCCAACCATCTGGAGCTACCGTCGCTGGCGGGGCGGTGTAAAGTGGAACAACTCGCCCTCCCCATTGCTTAACACTACTCTCAGCGAACACTAAATGCTCAGTCCGATAATACCCAGGGGCATCAATATCTTTTCTTTCACTATCCCACATGTAAACCACCGGTTCAGCTTCCAGCGAGGCTAACGCTATTTCATAAGCCCGGCGCTCAATATTGTCTCGCACGTCTAGGCTGCCTATGCGCTCTTTGATTTCTTTAATCAGTTCTTTGTCGGTGAAAGTTGTCATGTGTTAGTCCTCATCCACTTCAACGCCATCTTTCAGCGTGATGCCGTGCCAATCATCAGCCCAACTGGTTAGCCCTGGCGCATCAATGCTAGGCATATAGACGCTTGCAGTGTGGTAGCCCTTATCGTTATCAATGCTGGCAACGTGCTCGCCGTTGTATGCGCTCAGCGTGTCCAGGACGCTATAAAACTTTCCTCCGGCTGCCCTGAAATCCTTTACAGCCTTCACAAGGCGATTCCACGCTTTTTCCTGTTCTGGCGTCAGGTCGATTAATTCCTGCAAAGTTGCCATATCACTCTCCTTTGATGCCAATGTTTACAGCTTGGCAAGCCTCTTTGAGCACCCAGTCAATAGCGTCTTTCCATGCTCCGGTTTCGGCTGGCGGATTCTCACGCTTTACCAGTTCATAGAAGCGCACTGCTTTAATCAATCCTTCTGGTGTCAGTGGCACAGGTGGAGCGGTGAATAACGCCTGAATTTCATAGTTCGGTCTGTCGTTGCAATCCTCTTTTGTCGGTACATATTTCCAGTCACCAACCCACGGCTCCCCCTGTGAGTCCGTAATGCCTTTTTTCACGTAGCGATATCGCCACGCTGTCGGCTCTGCTTCCAGCAATGCCAGCACAATTCGTGCCAGCTCACGCACTACTTCCGGGGGAGCGTAACGGTCATTCAGGTCATCCCACAGGCGTAGCATGTTATCGCTACCAGGGTGAACATCCTCGTTAGTTCCGGCAAGCGCACTAATAACCTCATCGGCTGCCTCAATAATTTTCAGAGCTTGTTCTCTGGTAATAGTGGTCATTTGTTAACCCTCAAAACTTTATGCCCGGGCGCAAAAGCACGCGTTTTGTCTTTACTTATTCGCCACCCGTCTTTACGGGCCTCTTTTGCACAACCAGACCATGACGTACCGATATACTCACCGAAGTCTGGCACTGGATATACACCTTCCGTACACTGGCGGCAGTCACAATAGAGATGCATGGTGTAACTTGCGGCAATAGCCATATCACTCTCCTTTAGTACGCAAGTGGTTTTTCCAGCGGTTTTGCGCCGCGCTGGGCTTGTTAAGAGAACACATCACGATATCAGCCGTGTTTGTGAACAGCCCCATTCTGCGGTTACTGAGTTTTAACCATTGCTGGACGCCGCGAATGTTTCTACAGGTCAAAAGAATTTTTGCTTTACGGTTTTTCATCGTTTTGTTCTCCGATTAGTTCAGCCATTTTTATTACCGCCCTTTCGGGCGGCATCCCGACATTAATCGTTGTGGTAACTCATGGCTTCATTTGCAGCATCAACAGGATCAACCTCCCACCAGCAATAATTTGGGTCGGTTCCTTCAGGTGTCCACGGTTCTAATTCATTTTTTGCCACATTCTCGTCACCAGTTATTTTAAGAATCTGCTCAGAGAATTTTTTCACCCACTCGTTATATTTTTCAGTGTTAATGGTTTTCTGAATATTTGACATAGATATTCCTCCGGTTAAGGATTCTATTTTATTTACAGTGCTAAATTTAATTATTCAGATATACGTATCTGTAACCTTACGAACCTACTCACTGGATGCCTCCTTCATAAAAAGAATCCAGTGGGTCTTGTCACCCTTTCCTGTTCGTTGACCGATAACAGGCTTTCTGTCGGTCAGTGCCAATATCTGGCGAACAGGTATTTGCGTTTCATTCCATTTAAAAATCAGAACGCCATGTGGCCACAACACACGAAAGGCTTCTTTAAATCCCTGCCGCAAATCATCACGCCAGGTATCTTTATTCAGCCGTCCATATTTCTTTCCCATCCAGGCATTATCACCAATACGCTCAAGATGCGGAGGGTCGAATACAACAACCGGAAACGATGCGTCTGCAAATGGTAATGCTCGAAAATCTGCTATCAGGTCAGGACAGATAATCAGGCGTCGTCCATCACACAATGTGTGCTCTTCTTTTCTGATATCGCTAAATATCGCCCGTTCGTCATTCTTATCAAACCAGAACATGCGACTGCCACAGCACATGTCGAGAATGGTAGCCGACGCACTCACAACATCACCTCCTCAAAATTCCCCTGATAAAACGCCAGTACACGCTGCATAACTTCGCTCTTCCGGCACTCACGGCAGATTATGTTCTGACGCCTGTCGTAGCGACGTATTTCTCCGTCAGGTAATGACCAGATAAGGTCAGGATCAACCACAACCGTTTTTTTCACCTTTGCCCTTGAGAGTTTTTTGCGGGCGTTTTGCCAGTCCTTACGGGCCTGTTCAGACGGGAATAACCCGTAGCCAGAGTTGTATACATCACCACTGGCAACCAGCTCCCTGGCGAGAATGCTCATCAGATATCTTGTCGCACCTGTCTTGGCTTCCAGTTGTCGTAACGTCTCGCGACCGCTCAGACGTACAAGTTCAACAACCTGCCCTTTAATTTTTTCCCGCTCTTCTGGTGTAAATACTTTTGCCATAGGTGCCTCCGGCAATCACTTTTCCGACACAATACGACTGGAGGAATCGAAAATCTGTCGAACAATATCCCGGTGCTTGTTCAGCTCCCGCAGCGCGGCGCAGACTCGCTCCCACTTCTGGACATGATTTTTCGCCCGACGCAGTTCGCGGTTTGCCATATGCAGCGATGGTAAAACCAGGTCATCTGCTCGCGTTTCAGTGAACGATGGCAGCGGCTGCACAATGTCCGCCACAGTTTCTGTTTTAATTTCTTCCTGTATTGCAGCCTCCTGTACTGGTAAAACAACACATGCAGGCTGAGGAAAGGCTTTACCATCATTTTCCGTTACCGATGCAGCTTTCGGCTCTGCTGGTAAATTATCGCCCGGTATGCAGTAACGAAATTTACCGTTCTGGTTTACGCGAATCAGGCGTCCTTTGCAGATTGCCATTGCCAGCGTTGAAGCCACTTTGCGGGATGTTGTACCAAACAGCGTAGCCAGTTCATCCGCCGTTTGTGGTCCACGCTGCTCAATCGTCGCAGTTAAATCGCACTCTGAGATTTTCGCTACTGTTGCCGTGGTGGTTTCTTCCGGCAGTTCTGCCTGCATTGGCTGTTCCTGCTGAACGTTGTTATCAGCCACACGCCAGGTGTACGCGCTTTTATCAACGAAACCAGCTTTTTTCAGTTCCCATAGTTCGTTCAGCACTTCTTCACGACTGATATCAAGTCGCGCAGCAAGTTCTATGGATGTGGCTTTTCCCATTGCTTTCAGTGCGTCAAAAACAGTCTCCATTAAAATTTCCTCCCGGTAAAATTACTTATCAACTCAAACAAAACCAGCCGCTTTCCGGCGTTCATATTCCTGTTTCAGCAACTCAATTGGTGTTGGCCCCGACGGGCGTTCTGGTGCTGCCAGTTGCCGCCGTACGGGCGGAACGCTGAAGCCGTCACCAACATGCTTTGCCCATTTCGCCAGTTGCCGTTCTGCAAGTCGTTTTAACTCCCCTTCGGTCATCTGGCGCTCAATCCCCTTTGAACGCATCTCGAGGCAAATGTGATACAGCACAGGCTGAGACCACGGGTATTTATCGCTTCCGTCGTATCGCCAGGACTCGTTGCGCCAGCGTCGGTACTCCTCCATCACAGCATCCACCGTCAGACCGAATGGATTGGCCCCGCTTTCCGAAATCAGCGCCACAAACTCAGCCAGGTCCGGAGGCCATGTTTCACCCGTCCGGCAGCGGTCCATGCACTGGCGGCAGACCTGTCGGATTTGCTGCTCAGTCATCGCACCAATCTGTGCAATCCAGAGCTTCGAAGGTGCGGCCCCGTTCTTCTGGGTCCAGCGGTTCGAATAAACCTCCCCCATGAGTTCCCACAACTTCCAGGCCGTTTCCGTCGCTGATAAATCCGTTTTCACGTTCCCACTGCTCACGTGCTGCCCGAATTTCCTGAACTGCCCGTGATGCGGTGCCACCTGGTGCTGCTGCATGGTTCACCCCCTTGCTGACTGGTTTAACCTGCGCCCTGACGTGATTTACGTGACGGGCGAATTTCTGCTCCCACTGAACCTGCGTGAAAACTTTCCCCTCCGCTGCCCAGTAGTCCCGGAAGGCGGCAAGTTCAGCTGGTGTAAATTCCGGCTCCGGCAGAGCCACTCCCCACAGAGCTGCCCGCCGTCGAAAATCCAGCGACGGATGCCAGCCATCAGTCATCGGAAATTTCCCGATGGGTTCGTTCAGGCCTTCCAGGTAATCAGGTTCCGCTGTCTGCAACGGCACGCCATTTGCCTCACTGGCCGGAGCACTCTCGCGCACGCGCGCGTTATGTGTGGGGTTTATATATCTGTTATCTGTTATCTGGATACCGCATGACAAAGCGTTAGCCTTATCCTTAGGCTTATCCTCAGGCAAAGGGATTGCCTTATCGAATGCCATCCCCAAAGCCTCAGAAACCCCATAGGACGCGGCTCTCAGCGATTCCCTAGCCTCCCATTTGAGAGGACAATCAGGAATTAAAGCGAATGCCTTTGCCCAGGATTTAATGACATTTATCGAGTTTGGCGGATTGTGTTTCGCAGCATTCGGGAGCCAAAAAACTCTGGCTTTGATATCTGCTTTCACCATGCCAAGATTCATGGCTTCGCCTAAGGCTAAGTCAAAGGCTTCGATATCCCACCCCAACTCTTCAGCCATTGCTGCCCGCCCGGCTTTAAACAACCCAGGAATAATCCCGGTAAATGGACTGGTCAGCAGATAAATAAACAAACTCTGTCCACTTGGAGGCAGAGGAGATAACGCCCTAAATTTGGGATCATCCCATATCGTTATTTTTACCTTGCGATAAGGCTCATTGTTTGCCTTAGTTTTTGGCATGGGATTTGGCATATTTTTAGCCTTAACCATAATTGCCTCATCTGGTGTCGAACCTTCCTCCGGATATAATCTGTGATTCCCCAATCAACAGAACCAAAGGAGGTTCGACATGTCTTTTACATTTGATAAGTCTGCTCCATTCCCACAAAAATTTTGGGTGGACAGTATTACTGGAACCGAGTCAAAAATTTTTAGCACCTCAGGAATGCTCAATCGCGGAGGAGTAAAAATACTTGCCCAGGAATTCCACACACAGGAGCTAAATTACGGGGCTTATCACAAACTAGAGTTGATAATGGATGCAACCCAAATTGATGAACTGATCGTTGCCCTACAAAAGCTAAAAGAAAAGATGTCATAATCACCCCCTAAAAATTACGTGGCGCAGCGGTTGAGCTTTGCTGTAGTCGATCTCATCGCCATACTCAATATCAAGAGCTTGTCCCTGCGCCAGTTCCATCCACCGAATGTGTTCTGCGGCTTTTTCTTTATCTTTGATATTGATGAACAACAGCGTTGACGAGGGATACCCGTTAACAAGATGGCGATGCAGAGAGAGTCGTATGGCATACCAGGCAACATTTCGGGCTATACGCTGAAGCAATGTTTCGCCTTCCAGTGTTTTAAGTCGGTATTTTTTCAGTTCATATTTTTCCATCACCACATCACCTTAATGAACAACAACAGAATCGCCGGACGAACCACCGCCGCTGAAATGCGCTTTCCGGTAAACGGCCTGGACTGCATCATCATGCGCATCAATTGCCGTACTCAACGCTTCCTGCGCCGCCAGTAATGCACGGCGTTCCAGGGTATCGAAGATGCAGAGTCGGTGACGCAGCTCGCGCGGAAGGATTGCCAGAATTGCTGGGATCAGCTTCTGAATTTTTTCTCTTTGCGTTTTCGTTTCACCTTTCAACCAACGGTGATAGATATTCTGCTGATTGTTCCAGTCCTTGCCTGGAACCAGGGGCAATTCGCCGCCCCCCTGGCGCAGATATTCTTCAGTAATTGCATTGGCTACCCATGCCTGCCCTTTTTCGGCTGCCAGGGCAAACAACACTGATTCGATGTGCTCATGCTTGATTTTCATGAATCATTTGCCTCTTGATGTTTCAGGTATGATCAAATGAGGATTTGTTACTGTCATTTAGTTGCTTCACTGACATATTCTGCGAACAACATGCCGAACGTCGTAAATATGACCAGTCAATATCAGGACGAAGCTCTTCGCACAGAACCTCACCTCTTGTTGCTCGTTCAATTGCTGGACATCTCTCGGCAGGCAATTGACGTACCCCTTTGATCCATTGATTTACGCTTGGAGGTGATACACCTAAAAGCCTAGCCATTGCTGATTGCCCACCGACAACAGCACAAGCTTGCTTGAATGAATAGTTCTCTTTTTTCATCGAATGAACTCCAAAAACACACAGAAATATTAGGCGACGCCTAATATAAATGTCAATAGGCTATGCCTAATGCGATAAAGATAGGGATTGCCTAATGCAATGAGCATAGGAGAATATTAAGCAATGCTTAGTGGTAAAGACTTAGGCCGAGCGATAGAGCAGGCCATTAACAAAAAAATCGCATCGGGATCCGTCAAATCAAAGGCGGAGGTCGCACGCCACTTCAAAGTCCAACCACCATCAATTTATGACTGGATTAAGAAAGGCTCCATAAGTAAAGATAAACTTCCAGAATTATGGCGTTTCTTTTCTGATGTTGTTGGTCCAGAGCATTGGGGGCTTAACGAATACCCCATACCAACCCCCACCAATTCAGATACAAAAAGTGAACTTTTAGATATAAACAACCTTTATCAAGCAGCCTCTGATGAAATTAGAGCGATTGTAGCTTTCCTGTTATCTGGAAATGCTACAGAACCAGATTGGGTTGACCACGATGTTCGCGCCTACATAGCAGCGATGGAAATGAAAGTGGGTAAGTATCTGAAAGCTCTAGAATCTGAACGGAAAAGCCAGAACATCACAAAAACTGGAACTTAAACTTATATGGTCTGACGGAAAACTCCTGGATTCCGTTATTTAACCCCCCCATCATTTTCTCCTGTCGCCATCACCTATTAGGTTACGCCCAAAACATTAGGCATAGCCTATTGACAATCAATTAGGCATTACCTATAGTTCCAGCATACCACCCACCCCGCCACACAGAACGCCGGGCAATACTTCGAGTTACCAGGCAGTGGTAAGGGGTTAAGTAGCCAGCCCGAGGCGTATGAACATGACGGCGGGATTCAAATTTTGCAGTGCAGCAGTTAGTTCCGCCACCCGGCGTTAAGGGGAGAGATAAGATGGTGCATTACGAAGTAGTTCAGTATTTGATGGATTGTTGCGATATCACTTACAGCCAGGCTGTACAGGCTCTACGCAGCAACGACTGGGATCTCTGGCAGGCAGAAGCCTCTATCCGCAACAACAAGATGTGAGGTGCGAAAAATGCAAAAAATCGACCTCGGCAATAACGAATCCCTGGTGTGCGGCGTGTTCCCCAACCAGGATGGAACGTTCACCGCCATGACTTATACCAAAAGCAAAACATTTAAAACAGAAACAGGCGCACGTCGCTGGCTTGCCAGAAATACTTGCTAATCCATTATTTGGATTAATTCAATATTCTCGCTGTAGGGGTATAGCAGAAACCACCAAAGCCCGGAGGTGGTGAAATAAAACCGGGCACAACACGAAGGCGCATTTCTGATATCCATAAAGAGTCGGTCTTGTCTGTTAAATTTAAATGGTAGGAGTGCGCCTCCGGTTGTGAATAACAACACTGCTGTGTGTAGTCTTGGCGGCATCAGTTTTTTCTTGAAGTTCGACTGATGTCCGCCCTTTTTAAAGTGAATTTTGTGATGCGGTGAATGCGGCTAAGCGCACGCGGCACAGTTAAAAGTCATGTTAGTCCTTATTGGTTTGGGTGGGAAAGCCGACTGTAATTGTTAACTGGTTGCAGTCACCTGGAGGCACCAGGCACCGCATCAACAAAGTTCATTTGTAAAAATGGAGATAATTATGATTGCACATCACTTCGGAACTGATGAAATACCACGTCAGTGTGTGACTCCTGGTGACTATGTTCTTCATGAAGGCCGGACATATATTGCCTCGGCAAACAATATTAAAAAGCGAAAACTTTATATTCGTAACCTGACCACAAAAACATGCATTACTGACTGCATGATTAAAGTCTTCCTCGGTCGTGATGGTTTACCTGTAAAGGCGGAGTCATGGTGATGACTAAGAAAATAAAATGTGCTTACCACCTTTGCAATAAAGAAATTGAAGAAAGCAAAAGTATTAAAAGACCTCTTCATTTCATGCGTGGAGTTATCCCAACGACGGAAATGAAAAAATATTGTAGTGAAAGTTGTGCCGAAAAAGACCAGATGGCACACGAACTTTAATTAACTGACTATTCGAAACTGAATTTATGCCAGCAATGGCAGGGATTCGCTCAACCTTAATTAAGGAGAAAAACATGAACACCAATTATGAAGCCACTGTTGCAACTACTGATAACATTGTTCACGAGGTTTACCTGGAAGGAAAGCTTATTGGCTACGTAATTAAAACAGAAAATAAAGAAACCCCATTCACTGTGGTTGATATCGACGGTCTATCAGGAAACTTTAAAACTCTTGTTGAAGGTGCCACAAAAATGTGCCTGGTTTACATCGGAAATAATCTGCCCGCAGAAAAAAAGCCGAATTTCTGGCAACTCTGATTGTAATGAAATTAAAAGGTGAAATCTGAAAAAAAGAAAGCCTGCACAGTGTGCAGGCCTGAGTGAAGAACCTGGGACATTTATTCATCACTCGCAGTAATTTTAATCTGAATTGAGGTTAAAAAACAATGAGCACAAAACCACTCTTCCTTTTACGGAAAGCGAAAAAATCATCCGGTGAACCTGACGTCGTCCTGTGGGCAAGCGACGATTTTGAATCAACCTGTGCCACTCTGGACTACCTGATCGTTAAGTCAGGTAAAAAACTGAGCAACTATTTTAAAGCTGTTGCCACAAATTTTCCTGTCGTTAATGATCTTCCCCCTGAAGGTGAGATCGATTTTACCTGGAGTGAACGCTATCAACTCAGCAAAGACTCCATGACCTGGGAACTAAAACCGGGAGCAGCGCCAGACGACGTTCACCATCAGGAGGATGCACCGGAAACCGAAGAACCGACGGGAGGCCAGGAAGAAAACGCGCAGGCAGACGCCCACGAGGATTGCCAGGATTGCGAAGTCTCTGTAGCCACTTTGCGGTTCACACAGCGTCTTCTGCACATTTTTACGTATGCAGCCGGGGATCGAAAATACCTGCATCATGCCACCCGTGAACAACGCAAACACATTACTGCTCTTGAGATGGATCAGGAAAACAGCTATGTCCAGAATCTGCTGTTGGCCATACGCAGCATGGCAGAACCGACAACTCTGGATAATGCCGCCCTGCTCCGCCTGACTGATGCAATTAAGGCAGTGTTCTCTATCACGAAAAAACATCAGCCCTATGAATTTAAGAATTTCATTTCAGCCTGGCTGGATACCGAACACATTGATCGCGGTCTTCTGACAAAAGAATGGCGAAAAGGGAATCGTGTTTCACGCATCACTCGCACGGCTTCCGGTGCTAATGCTGGCGGCGGGAACCTCACCGATCGCGGCGAAGGTTTCGTCCACGATCTGACGTCACTGGCGCGCGATGTAGCCACTGGCGTACTGGCCCGTTCAATGGACGTGGACATCTATAACCTTCATCCGGCACACGCTAAACGCATTGAGGAAATTATCGCTGAAAATAAACCACCCTTTTCTGTTTTCCGCGACAAATTCATCACCATGCCTGGCGGGCTGGATTATTCCCGCGCCATCGTGGTTGCGTCCGTGAAAGAAGCACCAATTGGGATCGAGGTCATCCCCGCACACGTCACTGAATATCTGAACAAAGTACTGACTGAAACCGATCATGCCAACCCTGATCCGGAAATCGTGGATATTGCCTGCGGTCGCTCCTCGGCCCCGATGCCGCAGCGAGTAACAGAAGAAGGAAAACAGGACGATGAAGAAAAACCACAACCATCTGGCGCAATGGCAGATGAACAGGCAACGGCTGAAACAGTGGAACCGAATGCAACTGAACATCATCAGAACACGCAGCCGCTGGATGCTCAGTCACAGGTAAATTCTGTTGATGCGAAATATCAGGAACTGCGGGCAGAACTCCATGAAGCCCGGAAAAACATTCCATCAAAAAATCCTGTCGATGCCGATAAATTGCTTGCTGCATCACGTGGTGAATTTGTTGACGGAATTAGCGACCCGAACGATCCGAAATGGGTTAAGGGGATCCAGACTCGCGATTCTGTGTACCAGAACCAGCCAGAAACGGAAAAAATCAGCCCGGATGCGAAACAACCTGAGCCAGTAGTGCAACAGGAACCGGAAATAGTCTGCAATGCCTGCGGTCAGACTGGCGGGGATAACTGCCCTGACTGTGGTGCGGTGATGGGCGACGCAACATACCAGGAAACATTCGGTGAAGAGAATCAGGTTGAAGCTAAGGAAAAAGATCCGGAGGAAATGGAAGGCGCTGAACATCCGCACAATGAGAATGCTGGCAGCGATCCGCATCGCGATTGCAGTGATGAAACTGGCGAAGTCGCAGATCCCGTAATCGTAGAAGACATAGAGCCAGGTATTTATTACGGAATTTCGAATGAGAATTACCACGCGGGTCCCGGTGTCAGTAAGTCTCAGCTCGATGACATTGCTGATACTCCGGCACTGTATTTGTGGCGTAAAAATGCCCCCGTGGACACTACAAAGACAAAAACGCTCGATTTAGGAACCGCTTTCCACTGCCGGGTACTTGAACCGGAAGAATTCAGTAACCGCTTTATCGTAGCACCTGAATTTAACCGCCGTACAAACGCCGGAAAAGAAGAAGAGAAAGCGTTTCTGATGGAATGCGCAAGCACAGGAAAAACGGTTATCACTGCGGAAGAAGGCCGGAAAATTGAACTCATGTATCAAAGCGTTATGGCTTTGCCGCTGGGGCAATGGCTTGTTGAAAGCGCCGGACACGCTGAATCATCAATTTACTGGGAAGATCCGGAAACAGGAATTTTGTGTCGGTGCCGTCCGGACAAAATTATTCCTGAATTTCACTGGATCATGGACGTGAAAACCACAGCGGATATTCAACGATTCAAAACGGCTTATTACGACTACCGCTATCACGTTCAGGATGCATTCTACAGTGACGGTTATGAAGCACAGTTTGGTGTGCAGCCAACTTTCGTTTTTCTGGTTGCCAGCACAACTGTTGAATGCGGACGTTATCCGGTTGAGATTTTCATGATGGGCGAAGAAGCAAAACTGGCAGGCCAGCAGGAATATCACCGCAATCTGCGGACCCTGGCTGACTGCCTAAATACCGATGAATGGCCAGCTATTAAGACGTTATCACTGCCCCGCTGGGCTAAGGAGTATGCAAATGACTAAGCAACCACCTATCGCAAAAGCCGATCTGCAAAAAACTCAGGGAAACCGTGCACCAGCAGCAGTTAACGATAAGGATGTGCTGTGCGTGATTAACAGCCCGGCAATGAAAGCGCAACTGGCAGCAGCTCTGCCACGTCACATGACAGCGGAACGCATGATCCGCATTGCTACAACAGAAATCCGTAAAGTACCGGAACTAAGAAACTGTGACTCGACGAGTTTTATCGGTGCCATCGTACAGTGTTCACAGCTCGGACTTGAGCCAGGTAGCGCCCTCGGTCATGCATATCTGCTACCGTTCGGCAACGGAAAAGCAAAAAACGGTAAGAAGAACGTACAGCTGATCATCGGTTATCGCGGCATGATCGACCTTGCCCGTCGATCAGGTCAAATCATCAGTCTGTCAGCTCGTGTTGTCCGTGAATGTGATGAATTCAGCTATGAACTTGGCCTTGATGAAAAACTGGTTCATCGTCCCGGTGAAAACGAAGATGCCCCTATAACCCATGTCTATGCTGTTGCAAAACTGAAAGACGGAGGAGTGCAGTTTGAAGTCATGACCCGCAAACAAGTAGAAAAAGTTCGCGACACGCACAGCAAGGCGGCAAAAAACGCAGCGTCAAAAGGGGCGTCGTCCATCTGGGATGAACACTTTGAAGACATGGCCAAAAAGACAGTGATACGAAAACTGTTCAAGTATCTGCCGGTATCTATTGAAATCCAGCGTGCAGTATCGATGGATGGAAAAGAGGTGGAAACAATTAATCCAGACGACATATCGGTTATAGCCGGGGAATACAGTGTAATCGATAATCCAGAAGAATAATCCAGCCTGGCGGTGTAATGCACCGCCAACGTGAGATAGTTTTTATGACAAAAACTTTGAGATATGACGATGTTAAACCATGTCCGTTTTGTGGTTGTCCATCAGTAACGGTGAAAGACATTTCAGGATATTACCGGGCAAAATGCAACGGATGCGAATCCCGAACTGGCTATGGTGGAAGTGAAAAAGAAGCGCTCGAAAGATGGAATAAACGAACTACTGAAAATATTAATGGAGGCGTTCATGTATAAAATTACCGCTACAATTGAAAAGGAAGGTGGCACTCCTACTAACTGGACAAGATATTCAAAATCTAAACTAACGAAATCAGAATGCGAAAAAATGCTCTCAGGTAAAAAAGAAGCAGGCGTTTCCAGAGAGCAGAAAGTAAAACTGATAAATTTTAATTGCGAGAAACTTCAGTCCTCGTGAATTGCATTGTATTCAAATTAAAACTTCATAGCTGATTATTAATAATCAACATCAGGCGTCAATTTCAGTCTAACATTGGCGCCTGCCAGAGGTGATGCGATGGCACAAGTAATCTTTAATGAAGAGTGGATGGTTGAATACGGCCTGATGCTTCGCACTGGTCTGGGGGCCAGACAAATTGAAGCATACCGCCAGAACTGTTGGGTGGAGGGCTTCCACTTCAAACGAGTATCTCCTTTAGGTAAGCCAGACAGCAAACGAGGGATTATCTGGTACAACTATCCAAAGATAAATCAGTTTATCAAAGACTCATGATATGTCTAAATTACCAACAGGTGTCGAGATTAGAGGTAGAAACATTCGCATCTGGTTCATGTTTCGAGGAAAACGATGTCGGGAAACATTAAAAGGCTGGGAGATTACAAACAGTAATATTAAAAAGGCCGGAAATTTAAGAGCGCTGATAGTTCATGAAATAAACTCCGGTGAATTTGAGTATTTAAGACGTTTTCCCCAGTCCAGCACTGGGGCAAAAATGGTGACAACGAGAGTCATAAAAACATTCGGGGAGCTTTGTGATATCTGGGCAAAAATTAAAGAGACAGAGTTAACAACAAACACAATGAAGAAAACGAAATCACAATTAAAAACACTCAGGATAATAATTTCTGAAAGTACCCCGATATCACATATTCGTTATAGCGATATCTTAAATTACCGGAATGAACTGTTGCATGGAGAAACGCTTTACCTGGATAATCCAAGATCTAACAAAAAAGGAAGAACAGTGCGCACAGTTGATAACTATATCGCCCTGCTCTGTTCTTTGTTACGTTTTGCTTATCAGTCGGGATTTATATCAAACAAACCATTTGAAGGAGTAAAAAAATTACAGCGAAACAGAATAAAGCCAGATCCGTTATCTAAAACAGAATTCAATGCATTAATGGAAAGTGAAAAAGGACAGAGCCAGAACTTGTGGAAATTTGCCGTTTACTCCGGGCTTCGTCACGGGGAACTGGCAGCTCTGGCGTGGGAGGATGTGGATTTCGAGAAGGGAACTGTGAATGTCAGAAGAAACCTGACGATACTGGATATGTTCGGTCCCCCAAAAACAAATGCCGGGATCCGGACGGTAACATTACTGCAGCCTGCTCTTGAAGCACTGAAGGAGCAATACAAACTGACCGGGCATCATCGCAAAAGCGAAATCACCTTTTATCATCGGGAGTACGGCAGAACCGAAAAGCAAAAACTGCATTTTGTTTTCATGCCCAGGGTGTGTAACGGAAAACAGAAACCTTATTACTCGGTAAGCAGTTTGGGGGCAAGGTGGAATGCAGCAGTAAAACGTGCTGGTATTCGCCGCCGTAATCCGTACCATACGCGGCATACTTTTGCCTGCTGGCTGTTGACGGCAGGAGCGAACCCGGCATTTATAGCCAGCCAGATGGGGCATGAAACTGCGCAGATGGTGTATGAAATTTACGGTATGTGGATTGATGACATGAACGACGAACAGGTAGCCATGTTGAATGCGCGGCTATCGTAG